GTAGTAGACACGTCTTACGATCAACTGCCCAATGATGTTCGAGCAATCAATGCAGTTCAACTCAATCAAGATCTAATACAGGGACACATAGATCTTTCGCCCTATCGTCAGCGGTTACGTGCCCAACGCGAATTTCTATTAGATGACTATCCCACCATAATGGAAATACGATTTCAGCGTGACTGTGAGCAATTGATTAGTAAGTTAAACTTTTTATAAATCTTTGCATGTCTCCATGCAGGGTGGCCATTAGTGCTTCTCGACTGCCAAACATCACCATGTTGTTGTGCTTGCGATTGTTCACAATGTAATACGGTGATGCCATGTGACGATCCAAAGCAATCAAGTTTCGCGGGGTCAACAGTTTTTCTGGCAACTCAAACGTGTAACTGTTTAGTTCCAAGCAGTCACTGAACACACGATATCCTTCGTAAGTCAATCGCAAGCCACCATTATCACGTATGTTCTGCCACCATGAGCGCATGGCATCATCCACTGTGGGTGCATCAGGATAATGATGTATGAGTTCTGCTGTGAGTTGTAATTTATTGAGCATTGGGATAGATCTTATCCCCTTGCGTTAACAGCACAACTGAGAACTTGTCTGTTCGGAATTGTGTGTTCAGTTTTCGGGCAAGATTGATAGCATGTCCGGGGTTGGAGAACGATACCTTTTTGTATTTTGGGCCAGGAAACTGTGTGAGCAAGTTGCTGGTCTTTAAGTTGATGGGCTTGGTATCAAAGAACACTGCCCACACGCCTTCACTGGCCAGAACTTGTTCTGTCTTGTAAGATTGTTTGTTGGTGTGCTCGATCAGCACTGTTGGCTTTGGTCTTGACATACTAAACTCCACGTTTATTTATGCCAATAACTATGCAGATTTAAAACTACCTCCAGTAATCTGTACTTCTACCACTTCTGCACCACGTGACTGCTGTTCTCGCATTTGCTCTAATGTTATCAGCAATTTAGTGATGTCAGCATGCAAATCTTTGGCATCACGCATGGGCATGGAGAAGTCTTTTTGACCACGTGCTTCATGAGCTTTGACACTATCCACAAAACGATGTATGTGCAGACTCATCGTTTCAAAAATGGAACCAAATTTGGAGCCATCCAACCCACAGGTTTCAACACCTTGCCATCTTCACGTTTGCGTACCTTGCCTGTATCTCGATCAATCTTGGCAAAGTTTGTCATCATAACTTCTTTCCATGCACCTTCTGCATCTGCACCCAGTGAATGAATAGCACCTATTGTTACAACCAGAATGTCTATAAGCGCATCCAGTTGTTCTACTCGATCTTCTGTCAATGTGGCTTCTAATAATTCCTGATGTTCTTCATCAATTAGTTTAACATACATTGCATACTGAGATTCGTTCATTGCGTCCACTGACTGGTCGCATGCTCGCATGAACTTTTCCTGATCACGAAAGGGATTTGTCACGTGCTGCCTCCTGAGTATGAAATGGTCCCTGATATTGGTAACGTTCCAACACAATTAGTTTTGGGTTGCGAATCAGTTTCCAACTACGATGTTGTTTCACGGCATACCAACCTGCGGCATACCATGACTTGGATTTGTTTTCTTTGGTGAACAATGGTAATCGATGTTTGACGTCCCACATGGGATTGAATGCTTTGCATCCTGTGGCAAATCCATGCACCTGATCTGGCGCAGGTTTTGTGGTTTTCTCAGGTGGAACAAATTCAATGTCCACTTTCTTGCGTACCATGGGAATGGTTTTGAACTTGCCCACTTGGTTGTTGATGCGTACAGTGTAGCCATCATCTGCGGCTTCGACCACGCCGACCTTGCGATCATCTTGCTTCAAGATCCAATACTTTTTATCCACTATGGGTTTGGCTTCGATCATCTAATACTCCTTTGTATGTTTGATTCAACCAGCGACCTATGGCATCTGCATAGTCACTGAGTTTGGTGAGTTCATACTTGCCACAGAATCTCAAAAAGTGCGCACCTACCATGCCCACATCTCGATGGCTAATCTGCTCACGTATGGCTTCATCTACTGTGGCTTTGATCGCATCGGGCTGTGCAGTAAGATCAATCAAGGTACGGTTACGTTCATAGTCGTCCAGTACCTTGCGTTCTGTTTGTTCATGGTCCATCCAACGTTGCAACATCATGTTGTTCCACGCATAGCCCTTCTTGTCACGATCTTCAAATGCTTCTGTGAGACCCACTTGATTCTTGGTGCCTTTTACACGTACACCAGGATAGGCCGAAAACACATTGTCACCAGGATCACCACGCATGCACTTCAAAAACAACACCCATTTCTGATAGTCTGGGGGTGGCACAAAGTCAGCGTCGGCTTTGCTAACCTTGATCTTTGAATTGCTTTCGATAGAGAATGCCAAGTTTTTGCCTTTTGCGTCTGTAACACCCGTGGTACTGAACAAGTGATCGTTGATGCCATTGTACAATTTTACATTGGGTGCAATCAACTGCACAAAGTCGGAATCTGAGCTGACAATTACGTGTTCGTCTTGGGGGTGTAAAGCAATCCAACGTGCAATGATATCATCTGCTTCTGCGGTGGCGCAACGGATAACACTACAGTTGGTCTTTGTAGACAAGTATTTAGTCAACTCATCATAGGTTTCCCAAAACAGTTTGTCTTCTTCTGCTTCAGTTTCACTCATTTGTCCACGTGCCACTGCACGGTTGGCTTTGTAAGGCTTGTAGTGATCTTTGCGCCAACTACGACCTTCCAGTGCAAATACCACATGATCAGCGCCAAGATCACGTGCCACTTTGTTTGCACTCATCAAGGTAAGGTGCAGAGCAAAGCCCAATTTGGTCCATGTGTCTGCGGCACGATGAGCCTGGTGCCGCGCACGGAAAAACATGTTGCTGGTGTCAATCAGTAGATAGCGCATGTGTGGTTACCAAGTTGTGTTGTTTGATGTATTGTAACAGATACTGCGCCCAAAAGCAATGGCCTTTGGCATCAAAATGCCAACTCTGTGGGGTTACTGTTGAAAATCCAGTGTTTTTTAATACATTGGTATAGGTCATTTTGGCATCGTAAGGATTCATATAGCAACCAGACCAATTGAAATGATTGGGCATGTTGTCAAAGTTGCTGTTGCCATTGAAGAACACATGTTGAATATTTTTTTTGTTGAGTTCTTGGTGAAATTGCCAAATTTCTCTATGTGCTTGTTCAGTACAAAGTTCCCAATTTATACTGGAAACAAACTGTTTGTACCGATCTTGCAACGCCGTGGGCACATGATCTATGCCGGATGCATTGACTTGCCAATACTGCCCTTCATACAGCCACTCTTCTCGTTCCCACGTCGACCATTGTATGACCATGACAGTGCGATCCAACCGGTTGTAGTTTTTGTGTATCCAGTCGCGTGTGGTACGCATGATTCTGGCATTGCTGGCGGCCGACTCTGCATCACAATAAAATTCAGCGTTGATCAATTTGGCCAAATGATGCCCCCAACTCACTGCCAGGTTGGCCGGATGAGGACGTCGACCCAACATGTACAAGTCACTGTCGTCTTCGGCAAAACAATGTGGGTTTACTGCTTCTGCAGCCGCAGTATGACTATCACCATTTGCGTACAGTATCATCTGGGACTGGGTCCACCTGTGTCGTCTGCGCCTACTGGTTCCCATTCTTCCAGTTTCTTTTTCAGAGATTCGGCCTGTACCACACGTTGGCGCAGTTCACTGCTGCTGAACGAATGATCGCGCCCATTAAAGTGCAATTCAATATCACGTTTGTGACAGATCTCACGACCGGTAAATTCTCTGCCTTCGTATTCCACACCCAGTATACGCACATCAATAGGCAGAATCAACAACAAGTCTTCTAGGTCTTTTTCTGTGTTGTACACCCAAACTTCGTCCACATACTTGCAGCCTATCAGTTGTAGTTGTCGTTCCACAATGCTTTGTACCGGACGGTTCTTGTTGGGGCGATCCAGGGTGGGATCGTTTTGCAATGCGCAAATCAAGTAATCACATTCTTCCTTGGCCTCACGCAACATGGCAATGTGACCGGCGTGTAACAAATCAAAAGTGCTGGCAGTAAAGCCCACACGTCTTCCATCCATCATATCAATATCCTTAACTTATTTCACTGCGGCCATCACCAATATCTCGACTGTGTACATACCCACTCACCGAGTTGCGCATGGCTTGGTCTTGTTCCCAGGTTTCCATCACAACGTGTCTACACACATTTTGGAACCAACGGTCCACAATGTCCGAGTCTGCGTCTGTGGGTTTCATCATGTAACCAGCCTTGACCAGGCGAGCAATGAATATCTCATTCCAATCCAATTCAAATGCACCTTGGTGCAAGTTGTTGGGATCAATATCCATGCTCAAAATAGCCACGTAGGGTTCGTTTTTTTCTGTGGCCGTTTGCTTGGCAGTTTTTTCTGGTGCCTTGATTATTCGTGGCGTTTTTTCTGTACGCACTGGTGGCGGGGGTGCAACTTTTTTCTTTAACCAATCAAACATTTCAAATGCTCCATCTAGTATCATTTACCCCACCCGTTGCCCCAAAGGTCAACGTGTAATCGTGGACTGTACCAATAGCCACGACGAAGTGCTTCGTCGGCAACATTGATCCTGTTGCCATCGTATACGGACACCACACCACCCACGGGCATCACAAACACAGGACCACCAAACTCACGCAGTCGGTATTCATCTACAGCACGGTCCAACTCATCAAAGTCTGCAATCTTTTCCACCACAAACTTGAGATAGGTCACACCATATGTTTCATAGTCCCACACCACGTCAGGCTTGATAGCATCCTCCCATGACTCACCACTCACACTCAGTTTAGGGCTCACACTGAATGTAATCTCACCAAACCAGTTGCGCAAATAGTCTTTGAATTCCCGTGTCAAGTCTTGTGTGCCATTGGTTTCAAATGTGATGTGTCGCAGGCCACGTTCATGTAGCACATCCAACAGTTCGGGATAAGCACGTTGCCAGCCCAACAAGGGTTCACCACCTGTGATAACCAAGTGTACTGGATTGCCATTGGGTTGCAACCAGTGTCCATTGGGCAACAATGCTGTCATCCGGTCCACAAGTTCTTCCACAGTGTATGTAGGACTCAAGTGTTTGAAGTCCGGATGCCAGCTTGCATAACTGTCACAGCCTGTGTTCACTAGTGGTAGTTCTTCAAATGTTTTGTACAACTCCACAGTCTTGGCCACTTCGTCTGCTTCTGTGCTTTTTTCGCCAGGTTTACAGCCAAACCCTGAACAGGTAAAGTTGCAACCAAACATGCGCAAGAATACTGAAGGCACACCAACATAACGTCCTTCACCTTGTGCTGAATAAAATAATTCTGATACTTTTAATTTCATAATCTTGTAACCTTTGTCATGCCCGACTTGCGGGGATCTTTATTTAGATTAATACTTTGTTCGTGCATTTTAACACGAGTTTCTGTTTTTGTCACCCAGCCCGGTAATACTGCGTCCAAATAGGCCAAATGCTCTTCTGGACTGGGATGTGGATCGCCGTTCCTATTAGGATATCCGCTTTCTTTAAACACTGTTTTATCATATCCGGGCAAAATACTGTCTAACACATCGCTATACAACCGCATTACATCTTGGTGCAAACTAACATCATAATCGGGCCAAGCCATGAGTTCTACCATGCTTAAAAAACGCCAAGTTAACCCAGGCCGATTTTCTAACAATGCTTTAACTGCTTTGATATACGCAAGATCACGTATTAAATATCCGCGCTCGTCATAGTGATCTTTGAGATATTTAGGTTCGTAGATAGGGCAAGTGAAAATATTGCCCAAGGTGTGCCAACGCCCGTCTACGTATCGATCATCTCTAGTAAAACTTGTCCAGCACACCACCACAGTGTCACCAGCACCAAAATTATGCCGTTGATCTGCTTCCATTACTGAATTAAAAATGTAGTGATTGCCACCACCTGCTTGTCCCCAGTTCTCAAAATAATCAAACTCGGGTGCTAGACAATCTGCCCAGGTACTCCAACGATAGTTGGTAAAACTACATCCAAAAGCAAATAGTCTACTGGCCATGCATTATAAAACCACATGTGCAAGTTCTTTAGTTGTCTTGCCCCGAGCGGCTGCTGATCCACGACGAGCGGCATCCACCAGTGAGCCATCATCACCCACACGTTCCACAGTGGCTTTGCCAAAGTTTCTACGTCTAGCAAAATAAAACAACTCTAAAAATCTTTCAAAACTCATGGTTTTGTCTTCGGGAAATTCCAACTTATATGTGGCCGGCGCTTGAATCAAGTCATGATCAAAGCTGAGATATTCCCAAATGTTGTAATTTAAAGTCAAATCTTCAGGGTAGGTATTCATGGCATCATAGGCCACAAAATATCTGCGCTGGAATTTCATGGCATCAGCCAACAAGTCGGCAGGTAAATTGTACCGGGCCATGAACTGTTCCAGCATGTCAAACACACTGTTGTACTGACGTTCCATGTGTATGTTTAACACTGTTCTATGAATCAAGTTCCAACCGTGAATCTCAATACCAATACTGGGATGATTGATTCTGCCAGTGGTCATCCAATTGTAGTAATACTGACGCACTTGATCCTGTTCGTTTTTCAACCACTTGTGTCCCTGCATGTGTGCAAACAAGTCGGCATAAAATTTGCTGTAAGATACATCAGAATACTTGCGTACCAGTCTTGACAGCAAGGTGCTGATGCCGTTGATATGGAACGTGTTCTGGAACCAAGAGAATATGCTGGCATCCAACATCTGTTCAAAAGGCATGTCTTTGGTGCCTGTGATGATGTCAATGCTTTCTTCCACATGTTCATTGCTGTATGATCCTGAGAAATAATCTGTCACAGGTTGGCTGGAGATCTTGAACAGTTTTTTCTGCAACAAGTTCATTTCAGCATTTTCCAACAATTGTGCTTGGAACACAGTGAGTCCTGTGTGGTTGCCCATTTCGTACAGGCTCCAGAAGTTCTTTTTCCATGTGTCCAAGGTTTCGCCGGGCAGGCCCAAGATCAACTCTGTATAGGTGGGAATGTTGCGTTGCTCGCACAGTTCAAACACTTCATTGAGTTTGCTCATTTCCATGTTCTTACGTCGAATATTTTCCAACACATCCAAGTCTAGACTTTGTACGCTGAGTGTGAGAC